CGTGCGGTCATCTCATCTCCTACGACGGGCCGGGCCAGGCAGCGGCAGTTGATCCACACCTCAGGGGGGCCGATCGGCTCTCCTGGGTAGTGCAGTTCGCTCCCACCGACCTGGAATGTCTCACCAACGGGGCGCTGAACGCCATCCAGGGGCCGGTGGAGGGCGCGAACGTCCTCATCCTCCATGGTGACCCACTCCAGGAGCACGAACTCGCCCTCGACAGCGTTCGCAGCGGCCATCGTGGACGCGTTGATGGCGTAGACGGCCACCCAGTTGGCGATCCGACGCACCTGAACCTCGTCAGGGGGGTCAGAAGGGGCGCTGGTCTGCTCAAGAGAGGCCGTCAGGGCGGACAGGAAGGCAGAAGTGACCCGAACGTCGCTCCCCTCAGCGTTCTGAGTCTCGTTCCACACCTCGATGGCCGCATCGAGGATCGGCGTGAACCAGTCCTGCCCTCCGAACGCCCTCAGCGCGTCCTGCACGGCCGGAGCGAGCGTGTCGAAGCCCCTCTCCAGGGCTTCGCGGCGCTGTGCGGCGAAGGTTTCGATGTCTGCGCTGAACTTCATGAGGTCACCTTGAGCAGGCTGACGAACGCCCGCATCATCTCGGGGTCGTGAGGCTTCTGCTCGACCAGGATCGCCCTGGTGTAGGCGTCCAGGCAGTCGGTCAGGCGCTGTGGGTCAGCGCCGTACCGGGCCGCGAAGCGGTCGACGTTCTGCCAGGCGTCCTCCAGCACGAACTCCAGCGTGCCGGTGTCGACCTTGTGGAACATGTACGTCTCGGCGGCCCCCACGCCGGGGATCTTCCGCTGGATCTTGTTCCGCAGGCGGTTGCCTGCCCGTTCCAGCGCACGGAAGACCAGCACCTCGGAGGCCGCCAGGAGTGACGCCTCGTTGATGTCGGGCATGTCCCGGCTCGGGTGCTCCTGGAGGGAGGGCGTAGGCCGGGCCTCGTGACTGTCGGGCCGGTCGGGGTCAGGGTCGTCGACCTCGGCACGAACCTCCAGGTTGATGCCCAGGGCACGCAGCGCGGCCTCGACGATCTCGGGCTGCGTCTGACCGGATGCCACCTTGTCGATGAACCAGCGGCGGTGCTCGGCGTCGTCCTGGATGTTCTCCGCCTTGAAGCCCGTCTCCTCCACCAGGGTCTGCGCGTTGAGCACGCCCCGGTCCCACAGTTCCAGGGCCTCCTGGGAGCGGTTGGGGCGCAGGCGCATCTCGGTGGTGTCCACGCCGATGCCGTAGGCGCGGGCCTCCTCGGGGTCCATGCCGTCGTCGGTGAGCATCCCACGCAGGTAACCGATGGCGAGGTCGTCAGCGATCCGGGCCAGGAGGGGCTCGGTGTGAGACTTGATGGCCGACTCGTCGATGCTCCAGGCGCTCCAGTGGTTCGTGTCGCCCTGACCGGTGAGGATCTCGGGCGGCATGTCCATGGACAGCGCGAGGCGACGGATCGCCTCGGTGCGCAGTTCGATGGCCTGCGCGTCCAGGTCGGACCAGAACTTCATGTGGTTCGGCTTGTCCAGGGAGTCACCGTCTGCGCTGATCACGATCGGCACCAGGGCAGAGGCGCTGTCGCGGTTGGCGATAGCGCGTGAGGCGACGTCCTGGAGGGTCTGCACGAACAGGTCGCTGGAGCCGGTGATGGTGTTTCCGTCCTCGTCGATGACCGCGAACGTCATCTCGTTGGGCAGGAAGACGATGCCAGCGCTGACCAGGCGGGAGTCCACCTGGGCGGCGACGTGCATGGTGAGGCGCTCGATCTCCGAGAGGATCGGCAGGGCAGCCCGTGAGGGGGAGGTGGCGCAGCCCTTCTCCACGGGGTGCGGTCGCCAGATCCGGATGACCAGGGCGTCGGCAGGCAGCGCGTGCCCGTCGACCATCCACCGGTCGTTCTCACGGCGAATCCTGGTGGAGGCCACGATGTCCCAGTGGTCTCCGTCCGTGTCCTCGGTGCCAACGATGTACGCCTCACCGGCCACGGTGTAGTGCACACCGATCTGCTGGAGGGCGGTCGCCTTGCCCTGCGAGTCGAGGAACAGCGCGTCCAGGTACCCCGAGGCGGGGTCGTTGGACGGCAGCCGCTCAGGGCCGTTGCCGTCATCACGCGTGGCGTACAACTTCGCCCTGGACAGGAGGTTGCCCACCCAGTTGACGGCGTAGGCGTACTCACCGATCGTGTTGTAGAAGTGCCATGCCGCGTCCTGCCAGCCGGATCCTCCGGCTCGTGCGATCCGGGCAGGATCGCCTGCCCCGGTGAACCGCTTGGCGCTGGAGATGAGCGCCTTGGGGACCACAGGGTCATCACTGCGGCTCTTGCGTCGTACTGCCATCAGTCACCCGCCTTGATAGTCACCCAGGCCACCACGAGCGAGGCAGCCATCCACCCGTTGAAGATCCACCACGACGCGTGAAGGTCCGTGAGGAGCGCGACCATGAGGTTGACCGCCACGATCCATGGTGATGCGCACCAGGGGCACGTCGCCAGGTCTGACCACGGGCCGTCGTCGGTGATCTCCGCCCACCGGACTCGCACCCACACAGAGGGGGGCCAGGTGTCTTGTGTCAAAAGTCTTGTGAGCCGTGCACTGGAAAGGATTCCTACCAGGACAGCGGCCAAAATGTAGAGGATCTCCGTCACGCCCATGAGCGTACCGTCGCCTTCGTCAACCGTTCTGGTGCACCGATACGTGCCACAGCGCGCTGAGAACGGCCACGGCGGTTGGTGTTGGGGACCAGGAGGCCCGATGCGGTCATCAGGGTTGCTGGCCTGGCGTGGTCGGACAGTTCGGTGCAGGCGTGCACGAGGGCATCCAGCCGGTCAGGGGAGGAGCCCTTTCCAGGGATCCACTCGGTCAACTGCGTCTCCAGATCCGTGAGGCTCCCCGCGTGATGCACCTTTCCCTGCTCGTACTGCGCGAAGACCGGCTCGGCGCGGATCAACTTGCCTCGCGTGGAGTTGACCTCCTTGACGCGGGGGTACATCGAGATGTTGTCGATGGTGCTCTTGACCATCTCGCCGCCGTAGTTGTTCTCCACGACGATGGCGTCGGCGTCCCACAGGTCGTACAGGTCACACGCCCGGCGAGCCCAGCGCTCAGGGGTGTGATGCCCAGAGGCGTCAGCCAGGACGTACAGGTGCCCGTCCTTCTTGCCGACCACCACGATGCCGGTCTCGTCGCTCTTGCGGCGCGACGTGCCTGCCGGGTCGATGCCGACGACGATGCGGTCCATGGTGCGCGAGAACTCGATGATGTCCTCGGGTTCGACGCGGGCGTTCTCGATGAGGTCCCAGGTCCACAGTGCGCCCTCGACGTCCTGGAGGACCTCGCCGTGCAGTTCCTGCCTGCCGAGGCGAGTGCCTTCGTAGCGCGTCAAGATGTTGTCCCGGAACGTGGGATCCAGGTTGGACAGGTTGGCGTACGTGGAGACCCGTACGACACGAGACTTCGGATCGGCCATGAGGGTCTTGAGCCACTTGAGCGGCAGGGGGGTCGAGGTGATCAGCGCCTTGGCACCCCCGGGCACGCCGTCCAGGCGCAGACCCAGCAGGAGCATGTCCCACACTGATTCGATCAGCGGCATGTGCGCAGGCTCGTCGAGCCAGGCCAGACCGAACTGCGGACCACGCAGGGAGTCGGGCTCCTCACCGGAGAAGCCGAACACCTTGGCCCCGTTGCCGAAGGTGAACTCCTTCTTGGAGGGCTCCCAGGTGTAGGAGATCCCCGCGCGCTCACACACGTAGATCAGACCAGAGGGACCCTCGACCATGGTGCCTCGCACGTCGGTGCCGCGCCTGCCGACCATGGCCATGCGGGGCACGTGGTGCGACATTCGCCTGCACCACTCCGCCCCGGTGCGTGTCTTGCCGGAGCCTCGCCCGGAGATCGCCAGCCAGAAGGCCCAGTCGATCCCCTCAGGGGGCCACTGGTCACCTCGGGCGTGCGGGTAGTCAGCGCCCTTGTGCGGCGCTCCGTCGCAGACCCTGCCTCTGGTGCAGTACCAGATCCGGGGCGGGTCCTTCTTGGCCTCCAGCATCGACAGCGCCTTCTGCTGTGCTGCGACCGGCCAGCGTCTGAATTCCTCAGGATCAAACGGCAGTTCGTCCACGCTGTGCCACCCTCCGTCGCTTCCACGCCACGGCACAGTTCGGGTGTGCGTAGCCGCCGAAGAAGCGCAGGGCGACTGTCCCCTGCGGGACCGGAGTCCTGCACAGGGGGCAAGTCGCCCTGAATCGCATCTTCATGCGCCTATCGTCACATGGCTAGTCCGTCAATGTCCCGATCTTCCACTGACCGTAGTCCTGGCCGTCGTCACGCTGATGAACCACCATGCCGTCGATGTACTTGTTCACGCCCTGCTGGTAGACCACGGCCGGGAACATCACGCACAGGTCCTCGAACGGCATCTGGAGGTCGTGTGCCATGAATGCCGCCAGCGCTCTGCGTGCGTAAGCGGACTTGCTCATCCCTCTGCGATTGGCTGCGCGAGAGAGGTAGGAGTCGAATTGGCCGAAGACGTGAAAGACGATCTTCTTCCTATCCTCCTGCGGTACGTGAAGGATCGCTTTCTGCTTCCAGTTCGGGTCGTAACCAGGATCCTTAGGCACTCTCAGCCTCCGTGTATTCGATGTCGATGATCTCCCCCTCTTCGATCGCCCCGTGCATCTTGGAGGCGACCTGGTTTGCCCAGTACTCCAACTGCTGAGCCGTGGGGTTGTACGTGATGTCGACCTTGGTCGGTGCGGCAGCGCCCTCAAGTTCGGTCTGCTGCTTGATCGCGGCCAGCGCACGGGTCGCGTACGCCAGGTGGTCGGGGTCCTTGGGGTTGGTGGCCCGGCGCATCAGCGAGTAGAGGATGCGGTCGATCCGCTTGGACTGCAACGCGCGGACCTGCGCCACCTCGTTCGGTGCCCGGTACTCGGTGGCCAGCGCACGCTCCACGGCCTGCTGCGCCTCCTTGGCGTCCTTGAACTCCAGGGCCTCCGCGATGGCAGAGAACGGTGCGCCGTCGATCCGCAGTTGCAGGGCTGCGGCGGCGCGGTTCCTGGGGAGTTCAACTTCCTTGCCCATGGGTCACTCCCTCCGATCCGATTGCCAGCCGCACTGCGGGCAGGAGCACACGTGGTGTGAGCGCTGCTTGGCGAAGTCCTCGTCGTCGAAGTCCAGAGGCTCGTCCAGCAGGGAGCGCAGCGATTCGAGGTCGGTCTCCAGGTAGCCGGTGCCCTCCAGGAGCATCTCGCTGTCGGCCTCCATGATGTCCTGGAGTTCCGCGAGGAGAAGTGCCGGGTCGTCCCTGCCCATGCGGGTGGAGCGGTTGTCCACGACGCGCATGCGTGCGGCCTGGATGTTGTTGGTCTGCACCCAGATCACGGGGATCTGGTCAGCGCCGAGGGAGTGCAGTGCCTCGTACCGGGTGTGCCCGGCGATGAGGGTGCCACTGCCCTGCTGTGCGATGACAGCACCGTAGAACCCGTTGGTCTCGATGCTGTTGCGCACGATGTCCACGTCGCCTGAGTTCGCATTATTCGCATACGGCTTGACCTGCTCGATCGGCACGAGGAGGGGCCGAGACTGCTCGTGGAAGTAGACGGTGCTCACTCGTTGCTCCTCAGCATCGACAGGGACCAGTAGCGTTCCAGGGCTTTGCGCAGGCCCTTGCCTGCACTGGTGCCTCCGCCGAGTCGTCTCAACTGCTCGGCCTCTTGTCGGCTGACCTTGATCGTGACGGGGGTGGTGCGTGAGTTGGGGTCGGGGGATCGTGGCACGTGTTCCTCCTTTCAGGTATACCAATACTAGATGAGTTCCTTGACGGCGATATAGGCCCCCGCGTAGCCCGTCTCCGAGTAGCGCTTGTGCGCGCTGAGGTCCACCACCAGGGAGTCGTCAGCGAGCACACCCGGCTCCGTCTTCGTCGGCTGGAGGGCGTCGAGCACAGCGCGTGACAACTTGTCGATGTCCCCTACTGAGCGCTTGTGCGGGTAGAGCCTGTTCTTCGCCGCCAGCGGCCTGGGGAAGTAGAACTCGATGAACACCGAGACGGGCACGTCGATGACGAACGGCTGCATGAGGTCCACAGACTTCACTCGGTTCCACTCTTCGAGCGCGGCCTTGCGAATCGCCTTCATCCAGGGCTTCGTCTTGGTCTGGTCGACCATGCGCCCGTTGCCGATGTGCTTCATCGACCCCTTGGGGATAGGCATGCCTGCGGCGTGCACGACGAGGATGCCGGTGGGGAGTTCGAGTTTGGTCATGACCCGATCGTAGCGGTGTACCTCTACCCCTTGGGTGTACCGCACACCATGCACCGCCCGTCGATGTACCAGGGGTGCGTACAGGGCTCAGGCTTCGGCTCCGGTCGGTTCAGGTCCCGGTGCGCCAACCAGGTCAGCGCAACGGCCACAATCAGCAGGGCGGGGATGAGCAGTAGCCAGATCATCACTCGCTCGCCTCGATGTAGCCCAGGTCCTGGACGTAACTGGTGAGCGCTGTGGCACAGAGGCTGCTGACTGTCGTGCAGTTCTCCTGGGCCTCTTGGGTGAGAGCGTCCAGGACCCAGAAGGGCACCCGGATTGTCTTGGTGGTGGTGGTGGTGCTGGTCATGCTCAGAGTGTACACACCGTGTGTACACCTGCCATCGGTCCACGGGCCAGATAACCGCCGATGGTGTGTACACCTAAGGGTGGGCACCACCCTTTCCAGAGAAGGAGAGGGGGCAGCGCCGAGTTCCTGCTCAGCGCCTGGCAGTCCTCCTGGACCCACATCCTGACGGGACCGCCTAGAACGCACGCTACGCCCGATAGAACCGACGAACTCAGCGCAGAGGTACATCTGGACACACGAAGGCGCTGAGAGGCTGTGGACCCCCTCAGCGCCTTCTGTGCACCCACCGGGTGTGCCCGGCATGAGTGGCTAACTGGTCGTCGACCTCCCACAGGTTGACCAGGTAAAGGTACACCACTACGTGAGAGAGACGGCACCCACTCATCGAGTAGGCATGCACGTCACATCGACGTTTTACGATCCGTTTACCTACGGTGTGGGGGTCTTTACCATTCCTTGACCAGTAACGGAAGGAACATTGCAATACTCTTACTACTCCTTGACGTTTCGCCCGTTTGAAGCACGCTTCAAGAGTCGGACTTGCGTCACTCGCGTCATTCGGGTAGATTGGCCTTGTGGGGAAATACTGCCCGCAGCGGGTTTCGTTTGAAGCACGCTTCAAGAACCAGTCTGAGGAGACACACCATGAGCAACGCCAAGGTTGCAACCGAGACGCCGCGCAAGGCGACGTTGGAGGAGCGGCGCGCACACTGGACAAACGTCTACCGCGAGTCGTGCATCAGCGAGGAACACGCGCAGTCCGAGCGTGACCGGGCCATCGTGAACATGTT